TAACTGGCTGTGCTACTCATTTATCCTCGACTTCAGGTCGGGACTCTGCCTTGCCGTAGTTTTTATCAAATAATTTATTTAATCTATCTAATTCTTTTATCTGCTTGTCATCTAACATTCCCATTGCTTTTTGTACTTCCATAGCGTGTAATCTTGCCCGTAATTTATACATATCCTTGTTTGCTTCAAATTCCATTCTTGCCGCCCGTGATTGCTGTTGGCCCTTGGTGGGTATAAATTGCATCATTTGACCCCCCTTGAAGCTACCTTTGCCATTTCTTCAGCACTGGCCCGTTGTTTTGAAACTGAAAATCCGGCATTTGCCAAAGCCCTGCCGATAGCTGAAGTTTCGCAATTTTCCAATGGCGAAGTTTTATTAACCAAGCTTGTGCCGGCACTTTCATCAGCCCAGCCGGTAGCAATCGGCAAATTCTTTTCCAAATCTGCACCGCTTGAATAAACCGCCGCTTTCATTAAAAAATAATCCTGTTCGCTGTTTTCCTTTTTGGTGATTATCCGGCCATCCGGATATTTTTTGTAAAACCTAACTATTCTGTCGGCAACTGTTTCGTAATCTTTTATATCAAAGTAAGCCATTAGATTGCCTCCCTTGCTGCCATAGCATTTTTATCCATCCAAAAATCTTTTTCAAACGCTTTCCGTTCTTCTGTAGCTTCATTTAATTCATCTATCTTTTGATAAATTTTTAGTACCCTATCTTGTAAGTCCCATAAAAGGTCAAGTACTTCTTGCATATTTTGCTTTTTTGCGTTATTGTGGTCTTGTTTCACGAAGGCCTCCTTGTTTTACTTGGGGGCTTTTTGTTAACCCCCAATTATTTATAAACTTTTTAACTTTTCTTTCAACTGTTTTCTAATCATGTTTCGTAAATATTCTGTTGGCCTTATCATTTCCTTAGCCGCATTTTTCCTTATCATTTCATAATCTAATTCTTGGAACCGGATTGTTATTAACTTAGTTTTATTTATGTTCATAAGCCTATTATTAACTATTTGAAATCATTTGTCAACAAGCAGTTTACTGTGAAGTTGTAAAGATGGCCGCTTTTTCTTCTAAATCGGCGGCCGGATTTAAAATATCTTCAAACAATCTTTTCATCTTTTCCAAGTAGGCTTTTTTCAATCCGGCGTGGTGTTCCATTTGTAAGTATAAAGAAGTGGCTATTAATGCGTTGTTAATTCTACTTTTCAAGTTTTGGTTCATAATTAGCTTTTACCTTTCTGGCTTCCGCCCATTCTGTTTGATATTTATAAATCGGATAACGTAAGTCTAAAGTTCCGGGGTTATTTAATTTACCATCACACCATTTTTTAAAATCCGGGTCTTTTAAAATTAAATTTCCTTTCTTTTGTATAGTTTCTTTTGTAATAGTTTCTTTTGTGGGTAGCCGTTTGGCTACTAGCAAAGTAGCCGTTTGGCTACTACCTTTGAGCCGTTTGGCTACTAGTAGCCGTTTGGCTACTACCCAATTTGAATAGAATTTATTAAAACTGTATCTGTAATTTTTTTTTACTAGTAGTCGTTTAGCTACTAGTCTTTTTAAACTTTTACAGACAGTGGTTCTATGTAAGCCAGTATTTTTTTCAAATTGGCTTAAACTAATCCAATCATCTTTCTTATGCCATCCCCAGGTTTTTCTTAAAACAACCATTATTATTTGCCATTCACTAGGAGATAATTTTATCTTAGCAAGTTGGTCGACAACTTCATTTGCTATATCTGTATGTCCATTTTCTATTTGTGGATTTTCCATATATTTTTATTAGCTACAAAATGTTAATTGACTAGCAGGTGCCTCTTCGTTAATTGGTTCTTCTTTAAATTCAAATAATATAAACTTAGTAACTCCCCTAGATACTTTAACCATTCTAATATCGTATCCTTCCTGCCTAAGTTCAAAAATACGGGCTGAATACCTAAAAATTGGTGGCATTAAATTAACAAATTCATAATTAAAAACTCCTCGTTCTCCTCGTTCTCTAAGAAAGGATAAAACTATGTCTGTCTGTTTTGGCCGTTTATTATTCATAGCTTTACAAAATAGGGGTTCGTGCCACCCGGTTAGAGGAAAACACGAACCCCAGAAATAAAGCTCTAATTCTGCTATTTTGTAAATATTATATAAACCGGGTGTATCACAACTAAACAATAAACAAATAAAAATAATTTGTCAACTGCCACAAACTATATCACTTTTAAGCTATCCCAACACCATCAAATACAATATGTTCTTTCGGCCCTGGTGTTATGTTCCAGCCCTGTTCTAGCTGTTCAACCTGCCTTGATGCCTCATCTACTGTCATGTCCGGCAAGCTACCTGCTTCCAATTGTCTATCAACCGCCCGTATATGTTCATTTAATGCTCTGGCATTAAACCCTCTGGCGGCCATTCTTCCAGCCTCGGCAATCGCCTGATCCCTACAATGGTCTAAATAATTAGTATGTACGCCATGTTTTTCCATATTATCCTCCTTTCATACTTTTGTTTTCTCGCCCTTTGGCGGTTCTACTTCCCAAACTAGCCCTTCAAGTCTGGTAATCCTAGCATCAAAGATAATAGTATTATTATCCATAACATCAGCAACAGTAGTAACCAACTGTTCAACTGTAGAAAGCCTTTGATCTTGCTCTTTGTCTTTAGCTGACATGGTAGATTCACCATCAGGTACTAATCCTCCAAATGCTAATTGAAACAGCTCACGCCTGGTTAATAATTCCATTTAAAAAGGCAATACGCCTTTGGCATTAGTTTCCGTTTCTTTTGAATAGATATATTTTCCTTTATCTAACATTTTCAGAATAAAAACGATGGCTTCAACAAGAGCTAAATTTCTTATTATCAGCCAGTTTACCGCTATCTCCCCGGTAGTTATAGATAATCCAGCTACTATGGTCGGCAAGGTTGCTAATAATACTAACCTCCCGCCCTCTTTTAATGCTTCCAGTAATGCTGTAACGCTTGGCTTTGGAAATGGTGGCAGAATAATTCTTGAACCGCCCATGAATACCTCCTAGTTTTGTAAATGTAATCTTAAAAGTGTATTTAACCCATCTTGGATATTATCAAGACGTGTATTCAAATTAGTTATCTGCAAATCAAATTCAGCTTTATCAAGTTTATTTTTATTCAATGATGCTATCTCCTGTTTTTCTATCCGTTCTATAGCATTAGAATTGTTAATAAGTACAAAATGATCGGTATTAAGAATATTGATGCCAGCAAAAAGACCGCCAACCACACCAACGAGTACTGCACCACTAATGATGGCGATGGCTTTATTAAGAGTTGTTTCAATAGTTTTTTGACTTTTTTGTACCATTTCATTTATCAACTACAAACTTTTTTTGTTTCTATAGAATCTTTTTTTAATAAACTTACTATTAAAAATAACATTATTAAAAACAGGTTTATTAAACCTTTTCCCAAATAAACCATGAGTGATTTTCTTAGGAAACAGTTTATAAATATTACTTCGGCGTAGTTCTTCCCTTGTATATTTAGAATGTAAATGATGATGGCATTGAGAACAAAGAATTATTAAGTTTGTAATAGAATTGTTTGATTTAAAACAATCAATGTGATGTGCCAACAAATCTTTTTTTGTTTTACAACATTGGCATTTATTATCATCTCTTTGCAAAGCAATCTTTTTATTCCGATAATAAGTTCTGTTATAACCAATTTCTAAACAAGAGTTGCAAAATTTTCTTGAATAATTAGAAGTATTGAGTGTCAATCCACATTTTTTACAAGTAATATAATATGGCCTATCAGTCATATTTTTATTGTATCTACTGCCACTACTTATGTCAAGGTACTGCTAACTATTTAATATCTCTACTGCCTTTTTAACTTTATCTTTTAAGTTTTGTAAGTCGGATAGAGCTTTTTCAAGCTCTTTATTATTTAAAACTGGCGTTTCAGCAACAGGATTGAGTAACTCTGGTGTCCATTTTTTACCTAAGTAGCTAATAATTCCTCTTGCAACCCCTTTAGCTAATCTAGTTAGATTTTCATCAACTGAAAGGTAGTCATAATCACCGTCTATGAAGCCACATTCTGTTAAACAAGCAAGTGGTAAGGTATCATGCACAAATCCAAGTTTGCCCCATTGGTTAGTTGACTCATCTTTTACACCACGATTTGCTAATCCTGTTTCAGCAACACAAGCATCATTGATAAAAGTGGCTAGTTTTTTAGACTCTGAAGAATTTTTATAATACCAAGTTTCCATCCCATGACCGCCACCGGCGTTAATATGGATCTCTACACATAATTCTATTTGTGTAGCTCTGGAGTTAATCCAGTTGATAGTCGGAACTAAATCAATATCATCAGGAACTTGTAATACATCAATGCTGTGTTTTCTGATAATATCTGCACATCTATTAGTTATTTTAATAGTAAGATCTCTCTCTATAAGGCTTCCTGAAATTGCACCTGGATCATTAGTATAATGCCCTGCTGATAAACAAATAGCTTTCATAGTTTTATTGTATCAAATTTAATTATCTGTCAAATTATTTCTTTCTACTGGCTGACATTCTGTTTTTTCTATCTTCTAAATATTTCTCATATTGATTCTTATTCACTCCGAATATCTTTAAAATATCTATCCCTCTTTGTTTACTTTTTGGAGTAATATTCTCATTTTCTTCAATCCTATATACCATATTCTGAATTACCTGTGCCTTAGCCTGTTCGTATTCTTTCCTGTCTATTGATCTGATATTTACCCCGGCAACAAACTTCAAAAATTCTTCTTCTTTGTTATATTGTAATTCTTTATCGTTATACCCAGTCCTTATCTCCCCTGTAGGCTTAATATATAAAGCTCTCTCTATTGCCTGTTGGAAGGTAACTTGTTTAGTTTTTTCAGGGTCTATTAGCATACTCATTGATTCATTTATTCTAAATGCAGGGATAAATGATTTTACTGTTTCTCCCCACATAACGCTTTTCTCTTTATACATAGAAAACTTATCAGTCTTACCAAGTAAAAGATCAGTTACAGTCATAAGTGGGCCTTCTGAAATAAACTCCTGGCCTATTCCTGATATTTCCTTTATACCTTTTTCCTTTTGTCCTTTTAAAACATCTGCCCCTGATTGCATAACATTCATAAAATTAAACCAGGGGTATTTAACTATCCTAAGATAACTTTCTTTTGTATCTGTTTCTCCAATTTTTATTCTCCCGGTCTTATCAAACTCACCAGGATACTTCATTTCATCAACATACTCCCCGACTTTTTCTTCCTTACTATGTTGCCAGAAGTAGATCAAAGAGGCAATTGTAGCAACGGTTAATAGTCTTGCAAAACCATCTTTCTTATTACCTTTAAAAATCTCACCTACAGCCCCTGTAGTGTATCTGTCTATAAATCTGGCATACTTATATGGATAGGTAGCAAAAGGATATATCCAAGCCCCTAGCATTGATCCACGCCATTTTTCCAGCATCTGTGGGATATTGGAATAGTTATATCCATAAATATCAGATTCCTTACTTACTTTTTTAAATGTTTCATAGTTTGTCAAAATATCTTCCGGCTTTTTCCCCATACTTCTTAGGGTGGCATCTGCGATTACTCTTTTCCAGTAAGTTTCTACCATGCCAAAAGGGGTAAGCCCGATACTGATTGCCTTATCAACAATGTTTTCAGGCTTGCCAAATTGTGTGGCAATATTTACCTTAGCCCCGATAAGCTCAGGTCTTAACTTCTCAACAGTTGACGGATTGATAGCATCAACCAAAGAATAAATATCATAGAAAAATGGTTTGAAGTTACCCCCGAATACTCCTTCTTTATAAAAGTCATTGATAATCTTAGTTCCATATTGAATACCACCTGATATAGCATTAGTGGCGGCAGTACCAGGATAGATTAAAACATTACCCTGCCAGTATCTTCCAACTGATTTAATCGCATTAGTCAAAGCAAACGACTCGCTTAGATCTCCCATCTCTTTCATATACATTTCTTTTATAGCCAGTGGTGTTTGTCGTCTGACTTGGGGGGCAATACCATAGCCTTCATCTGTTTTAAATATTCTCGGCTTGTCTGTCGGTATCCCTGTTTTTAATGTTCCCCTTACCTCTACCCAGCCTTTTTTCAATGGGTTCTTTTCATCTAGTGGTTCTGTTAGTAAATCCTGCCAAGTCTGGATAAACTTGTTGTATTCCTCAGCATTGGTTACATTCTCCATCTGCTTGATAACCGCCTTCTCAAAGTTCTCTACATTCCCTTTCAGTTCCTCAACCTTGCCTGTTTCCGGGTTTATTACCCTGGTTCTGGTTTTAGTCGGGCCAGCTTTCCTGAATTTAAAGAATATCTTTTTAAACCTATCTCCGACTTTATCCTCATAAAACTTATGGATATATCCTTCTACCCCTTTTTCAAGTCCTGCTTTCTGTTTTAATAATTCTCTTGAGAATATAGTCTTAGCATTTTCAATCGGGGTAATATAATCTCTTAATATCTTTCTTTCCTTTAGGGTTAGTTTTTCCCATAATATCTTTGCTTCCTGTGGGGTGTATCTCCAATCTTCTTTGATTGTGCCATCATCTAACACCTTCTGGATTTTAGTGCCAAATACAGGTTTGCCGTTCTCAATTCCTTTTATAGCCGAAGCAGTTTTATAAAGTAATTGTTGGCGTTTCTTCTCTTTAACAAAGTTTAATCTTTGTATAGACCTTGAAATACGAACTGCGGCGTCTTTGTCAATGTAGGGGATTTTACTTAATACATTTACCATTATCTCTGGGGCAAACTTCTCCTGTACTTCCAAAGTAATATCCCTAATATTAGTTTCTCTCTTGGCTTTGAATAACTCCTGTTGCCAGAAGGCATCTTCCCCGATCTGTTCTTCCCTTGTGCCTAATTTTTTAGCCACTGATCTTAATGCTTCCAGGTCTGGCTTTTTAAGTTTGGGTATATTGATAAAGCCTTCTTCCCCGCCTTTGGCATTTAAATAATTTACAAAATCATCAACTTCTTTACTAACTTTAGTTTCCATTTCTTTAGGAGGGTTAGAAGAATTATCTATATCATCAATTCCTAATTCAATCTGCTCTATTAAATTACTTACTTCTGGATTAGATCTTGCCATTTGAAAAAGAGCATAATCTTTTTTCCAATTACCAGAATCAGCCCCGGCAAGTTTAAACATTTGTCTTGATAACTCTGCTCTAATTGCTTTTAGCTCTTTACCGCTTTTGCTTTTAAGTGTATCTTTAACAAAATTTTCTACTGCTTTAACTGCCTGATCTTGTGTTTCAGACTCATAAATTATTGCTTGTGTTTGTTTTTGTAATTCAGCTCTAACTTCCTTAGTTACTGGTTTAGCAACTTCGCTTAATGGTTGTTTAGTAGCTTGGTTGTAGATGTCTGTGAGTTGGGATTTGGTCTTGACCAGGTTGTCATCTAATACTAAAAGTTGCCTGCCATCATAGCTCTCAATAGCGTTAATACCCTTGGCTTTTAGGGCTTCTATTTCAGACCTAAAGTTTTGCGGTTGTTCTACTACCTCATCAGTAAACTCCCAGAGTTCTTTTGCCACCTGTTCATTTAGCGAAGCAACTGACTTTTGTGTATTTAACTTACTAGGATCAACCTTGTATTCAGTAACACTACCAGTTTTACCAGCAAAGATATTTGCATAGCTTGGATCAGTGGTTAGGAAAGTTCCCCTGCCATTATTGCCACCAAGTTTATTTGATGTAGCCCCTCTGTAATAAGTTGGTTGTGCCTTCACAAACTCTTCCGCACTCTTATACTTCCTTGCTTCCTGGGCTAAGTCGGTTACTGGTTGTTGTACCACCCCCTGAGCCTTTGGGAGTTGGGAGACAGGAATAACTGCATTTGGAGAAACAACTCTTATTTCTGCTTCATTTTCAGTCCCGATTTTGGTATCAGTTTTTCTAAAATCAATAGCATCAAAACCATTATTCCTTGCATATTTTACTGCCAGAGATTCATCTCCTTTATTAAATTTATCTAAAATATCTGCCGGCAATTTTTGGGCATCCAATATTTTTGCATTAGGATTTAATTTATATTCTAAAGTTACATGATTAGGATTTATTGCTCCTCTTTCATCAGCAAAACTTTTATTTAAAGTAAATGCCATTCCTTTAGGATTGTTAAAATCTGGATTTATCGGGATTGATGAGCCATGATAAAGTTTCCCCATCTCCCCCACCCCGCCTTGTGTGGTGGGTTTGGTTACTCCCCCCTTATCCCCTACTGCCTTTTTCTCTGGTAGGGGAGTGGGTTTTGCGGTAATCTCTTTAGGCGGTTTATTTACATTTTCTGTGGGATCAACAATCCTGACTCCGATAGTAGTACCCTCTGGAGTTTTTGCTATATTATCCCCTTTAATGCTTTTATCAATTTCACTAATAACTAAGTTTTTCCCTTGTTTTTCTGCCTGAAAAGAAAGCTTCATCATTATTTTGCCAAGCTCGGTGTTTTCCAAGTTGCTATTTACAACAATATCCCCGACTGATTTTGGTGCAAGTTCCATTGACTTACTTCCCTTACCAACAATCTTTTCCAAGAATGTTTTAAAAGTGGCATTGGCTTGACGATATAGCTCATCACTGGTTTTACCCTGCTTATCCCAAAGTTTATTTATCCAAGCGGTAACATCAGGCAATCCCCACTTGCTGTCAATTCCCGCAGAAGTTACTTTATTGTATGAGTCAACAAAAACAGAAAACTCTTTAGCATTTCCGCCTTTATCAGGGTGTAATTCTTTAACAACTGTTCTGAACTTATCCTTTAATATCTCTGGGTTTTTAAATTCAGTAGATTTAAAACCATAATTTTTTAAGATATTTTTAGCATTAGCTATATCAGTTTTAGGATAACCCACCATCACTTGAGGTTCAAAAGCACCTAAAAGAAAACCTATCCCCCCAGAAACAAGCAAATCTGTGGTAGTTATTTCTTCCTCTTTCATTACCTTTAATAACCCCTGAAAAGCGGTAAATGCTGTGGCTGTTTTAATCCCTTTAACAATATTTAATCCCTCTTTTAAAATATTCCTGCCAGCTTTAAGAGAAACATGACCAGAAGGAACAAGAGCCATAAGCACATCATCAATTAAACCTGCTACAAACTTCCCTGCTGTTGGTTCAACCCCCGGTAATAGTTTCCCGGTAATATCTGTATATTCAGTTGGCATAGGAGTTATTGGGTTGCTAAAAAGAATAGGACCAAGTTTTTTATTCAAGTCTGAAACTGTCTTAGTAGCTTTGGAAATAAGAGAAGGTTTAACTATATCCCTATCTGGTATCGGGGAAACATACTTTTTACCAAAGATACTATCTACTAAATTACCTGCCTTTTCTTTAACTTTACCAAGTGTACTGAATACACTATCAAGTGGCCCTTTGCTTGCTTGCTGATTTATTATTAGTTGAGATTGCGGAACTGGAGAAATAAACGATTGTTTAGTTGCTACTGGCTGAGGTTTTGATATTGTAGTAGATACTTTTTTAACTGGTTTTGCTAATGGCTGAATAATACCTGTCTTAGTAAAACTCTGAGTAGGCTGACTGATTGTAGTTTTTCCTGTTTGGGGATTTCCTAACGGTTGAATTATCATACATAGATTATGTTTTAAATTTTCCTTGTTTTACTTCTGCAAGCGTTTCTCTTGCTTTACCAAATGGGCTATACATATTATATAGTCTGTAAATATCATCAATAGATAATGCACCGCTAAATGCTTCTACTAAGGCACGAAGATTATTATTATTAGTTATACTCATAATAAGGTTATTAGTATTTTCTTCTTCTTCTTGAGCTTTCGTTGCTGTCGAGCTTCCACTTCCGCCTTGCACATTCCCTATTACTCCAAGACTTGTCTTATTTATAATCTCGCCTGTATTTGAATTTAATAATACTGCAAACATTTCCCCATTCTCACCAGTTGAAGTTACCATCTGAGTTTTAACATCCTTATCCTTATTAGCCTGTATAGCACTCTGGATCATATTACTTGATATCCCTGTGGTTCTGGTAATGGCGGCTATATCCTCACCAGAGGCGTTATTCAATGCCCCAAGACCTAACAAGGTATTAAATTGACTTAATGCTTGTTGTGCCACCTGGGAGTTAATATCAAACTGTTTAGTCTGTAAATTAAGCTGTGTTTCAATATCAGCTTTTTTGGTAGCAATATCACCTTTAATATTTGCTGTTCTTTCATTAAATAACTGTTCTATCTTGGCTACTCTACCCACCCTAGTTGCTTCTGATAAAAACGGATTATCGTTAATCTTTCCCTTAGCTTCTATATATTGTTTTTCCATATCAGAATACTGGCTTTCAAGATTAGATATTCCAGACTCCTGAATAAGACTCTTATACATTTCAGGCAAGTTAGGAGTTTCCTGGGGTGTAAATGAAGGCATGGTTGTCGGTTCTGAAGCACCAGAGCTTGACTGTTGACTCATACCGCCCGGGGTATATTGTGCTGTTGGTTGCACGCTGGCTGATTGCTGTCGTTGCTGTTGAAGGTATGACTCTAACTGCTGTGGAGTTGTATTCTGTTGTGCCGCACTCTGGGCGTTTACTTCCTGAGATACTAATTGACCTGCACCTACTTGATTAGATTGAGGATGTATAGAACCTGGATCTGATAAAGTACCACCCCAATATTGGCGGCCAGAGTACCAGCCACCCTCTTGAAAACCACCAGAAGGCGGTTTAATCCCTAATTGATCTGGTGAATAAACTCCTGCCATTAAAACCTCCCTATTAAATCATCAGTAGATGTCTTGCCAAACATATCAGGAACTTCCAAAAATGGCTGTGTCTTTTCGTATTTTGCTCTTGCAGATCTGATCTTTTTATATGCAACAATAAGTATCTGTTTTGCTTCTTCTGATACCATTTGACCACTTTTATCGTTCTCACCTTTTTTCTTTAGTATTGCCAATGCTTCCAATAATATTGCTTCATTCCCTTCAGGCATAGCATAAGAGAATATAGTTGTATCAGTATCATCAGTAAGTTCAGTGGCGTTCTTCTGACCCCAGACGCTGATATTGTAATCCCCGGCACTTGTCGGTGTTGGGTAAATAAATAACTGATTACCATGCACTGTCCATTTTTTATCATCACTTCCAGTATTATCTTCTTTCCATAAAAGATAGTCGTTAAAATCCATTGGCGATCCGTCTGGATCTTCACCATACATTGAGTCGTCAACTTCCAACCGCCATGCTGAATCAGGCGACCAGGTTGTCGGTAAGTCATAGTTTTCAATAGCACTTTGAGTTGAAGTCTTTTTGGCATCCATAAGTTGAGGCCAATTAAAAAGGCGAGTAGCTTTAATATGTGCTCGATTTATTGCTAAATCTATTGTAGTCTGAGGATATAGTGAGCTTGAGTCTGATACATTAAGATCTGATCTGATAGCTGTGCGAATATCACTTAGAGAATCCATAATAAGATAATCGCAAACAAAACTATATTAAGTCAATTTTTAGAAGTTCGTTATTATCTAAATTAAACTTATAATCGTAAATATTCTTTTTCCCATTTTCAAAATCAAGAATTAAATCACTGAATGGAACATCTGGCAGTAATTCTTTGCTATTGTTATTAACAAAAGGAACTATATATTTACCAATATCATTATCAGGAATATTACCTGGTTTTATCATAACTTTTTCTAAGGTATTTTTATCATGTACTCTACCATTTATAACTCCAATAATTTTACCTGTACTTTTCTGATAAAAAATAATCATAAATCTCCTATAAGATTTTATCTTTAAATATTATAACTCTAAATACAAAAGTTTTATCTGCTGGTTGAGCTGTCATATTTACTCTACAAGTTACATTGGTACTATCAGCATAAGCAGTTTCTATCAATGGTTGAGGCGATCTTCCAAAAGGCAATTCTCTTTCAACAGATTCAACCCAACTATGTTGCACATAAGCTAAAAATATCGGAATATATCCAAGACTATGTGCAAAATTTATTGATCCTGATGTGTTTCCAGCAGTAACAGTTAAGTTTCCTGTAGTATCAATATGATATTTAAGCATATTATATTTTGAAGATAATAATATGTTTCTTATATCAGTATCGTTAATACTATAGCCTTCTTTCATTACTTTGATTCCATAATCACCCATATTTAACTCCCTGAATCACCAAAAATTACATAGAAATAATCTATATCTTCATCTGAACCTGCTACGTTACGATAACTTATTACTAGGTTAGTTGCATCAACATAAGTATTTATTGGATTGCCATCACCATCAAGACTATTATTAACATAAATATTACCTGCATCTGCATCTGGAGTAGTTAGCCTTACTGCCCCTAAAAAATATTTTCCAGATCCTGAGCTAAGTTCTGTATAGAATAAACAAAGTGGAATAAAAGATAGCCCATGTGCGATAGTAACTGTTACAGAGGAACTAGCAGGAACAGTAACTGTTCCCGATCCAGTCAAAGCGTTTTTAACAGTTCCATAAGCAGAGTTTATAATATAATCTCTAGGTTCTGTACTGGAGATATCATAACCAGGATTAGTTACTTTAATTCCATAATCGCCCATTTATATTGCTTGCTGATAAAAAATATAATACTTTTTTATCAATAAACCCTCTAAGTTTAAATTTGTACTATCAATACTTGCATTAGAATTAAAAGACATTCTTTCCAGAGTTCCGCCTTTAGTTCTTGATATATATATTGGTGTATAACTTAAACCATGTGCTACAGTTCCAACTCCATCATAAGTTCCAACAAGTTTTGTTTTCAATAAATTATAAACTGATGTCATTATTAAGTTTTCAACAGAAGTAGTTTTAACATCATATCCTTCTTTGCTTATTTTTATTCCGTAATCATCAGCCATTAGAAGCCACCTTGCTGATATCCAATTAGAATCCTGTCATTATCTCCATCATTTACAATGATATTTTTATTCTCTCCATCTATAACAACATTATTATCACCGACAACTACAGCACCGCCTATAACTGTTTCTGCCTGTATAGTACCCTTGAAAGTAGCATTTCCTGTATCTCCATCAATAGCAAAAGTAGTTAATCCTGCACTATCTCTTGCGGTAATACCATTAGGGCTAATCCTTATATCACCAGATACGCCATTAGTATACTTACCGATACTGATAGCACCAGTTTCAGTAAACTCAAAGTCTGCCAGTATCTTTCTTGACTTGGTATTTAAGGCACTGCCGATAGTTTCTTGGGCTATTATTTTCTTAGGAAAACTTGTTGCTTTAGTAGTCTGCGGGGAATATGTATCATTACCTGTAGTTTGTGATACTGAACTATCAATAGTTTCACTGGTAGGAAAACCGACATCTGCAACTACTTCTGGTGTATAGACTTTATCATCAGCCATTTAATCAAAGTATATCCGTATACGATATACAGAAGGGCTGGTATTGATATAGGGATTAAGACCTATTCTTACTTCAAATATTTCCCCTTCTGCACCGATTAAGAATACTCCCTTTTTCTCTCTTTCTGACTCAAAAGCCGCCGAACCATTCTCCATATAAGCCCTGACCCAATCACCACTTTTATTCACCCTATACCAGCAATTTATACTGGTATGTAAAACTAACGGATTACAGAATACTTCCACATACTTCCAACCACTTATGTTTGCAGGTTTTTTAACTGGTGATTTTAAATCAAGACTTTCATAGATAGCTGTAGCTTTATTATCAGGGTCTGTAGCCTTTACCCCAAAATCAGTCCCATCTTGATAGGAAACTAAGGTTGTACCCTCAACATCAGTTATCGCCCCCAGTTCGTCTGCATCTAGCTGATAATCTAAATTCATTACAAATGGCTTGTTTTTGTTTAATCTTCCATAACTGTAGATCCCACCCGTACCTGCATCTGCATCATAAACTGCAAACAGGGCCAGATTACCAACAGTCTGTTTATCAATCCAAGACAAAGCAGTCTGTTCCCATTCAAAAAAGTTTACCTGATTTATTTTATTACATACCCCGCCTGGGTTTACCTTTCCACCACCTGGGAAACTTTTAACAGGAATAGAACTATTACCATCTGCAAAATATATCTCTCCATCTCCAACCTGGGCCAGTGGCACTTCTGCATCTATTGCACCATTTACCCCTCTTGTTAGATCTGAAGCCCTTGCTGTGCCGATAATAGCTCTACCATTTCTTTCAACTATGGTTCTGGCAATATTACCAGGTATCAGATCAAGGGCTTCATTGGTATAAGAGCCATCATAGCCAACCATAGCCAAATATGGCCCATTAGAAATATATACAGCACCACCTACTTGTTTCATTGTGTGCCAGTCTGAAGATGTTAAATTCTGTCCGACAATCTCAACATCATTCCAATCAGATTGTCCGGGTATTTTCTTTTTCTTAACCTTAGTATCAGTAGCCCAAACTAGATAAGTTACACCAGTATCTGACGGTAATTCTTCTGCCCCTTTAATAGCACCATCTGAATCTTTATATACTCTCTGCCAGTATGCATCTGCATCACGCCTGTAAATACATCCTGTAGATCCAAAACCATAAGTATATCCGTCTGAACATTGAACAAAGAATCTGATTAAATCTTCAAACACAGTAGTCAAACCTGCTGATGGAGAAGGGCTAGGACTGATAGAAGATGAAACAGTAACACTTGGGGATAAAGAAACTGAAGCTGACGGGCTAACGCTTGCAGAAGGGCTGGGGGTAGGACTGGAACTGGCACTTGGGGAGAAAGAAGGGCTTTCAGATGGTGTAGCTGATGGTGAAACTGACAACGAAGGTGATCTGCTGTCTAAAACTCCCTCATCAACTAAATCCTGTCCTGAAGATAAACTATCAATATCTTTTCTAACATCAAGATTTGCACCGAACTTAAACGCACCATTGATACCTTTATCCTCATAGTCTGATAGTCCTGTAAAACTTTTTATTTCAAAAACTGCCAATTTAATTCACCATCCTTTCTTTAACCTTTTTTAAATTGTCCATTGTTTCCCATAAACTAAAAGTAGCAGATAAAACTATTGTAACGCTACTTTCTCCAAGTTTTATATTTATCTATCCAGGTACTTGTTGATGCTGAATATTTATCTTCCCAAACAGGAGGAGATGGAGATGGACTAACGCTTGATGATGGACTTGCCGATACGGAAACTGAAGCAGATATGCTAGGGCTTTTTGAAACTGATACCGAAGGACTTAACGATATAGAAACAGAGGCAGATACACTAGGACTAATTGAGGGGCTAGCACTTACAGAGAAACTAGGACTGGCACTTACAGATATAGATTCCGATACAGATGGGCTTAAACTTTCCGATACCGAAGGTGAAAGACTGATACTTATAGAAGGTGATGCTGACATACTGGCTGAAGGACTGGCAGATGCCGACACCGAAGGACTTGCACTTATAGATATAGAAGGACTTAAAGATTCGGATACACTAGCTGATATTGATGGACTCAGACTGGCAGATATTGAAGCTGATACGCTGGGGCTTAATGAAATTGATACAGATTCGCTTGCCGAAGGAGATAAAGAGATAGACACTGATGGACTTAGACTTTCTGATATTGAAGGCGTAGCAGATGCAGATACACTGGCAGACACTGAGGGAGTTGCAGATTCCGATATAGAAGGTGATGCACTTTCAGATACCGAAGGCGTGGCACTAACTGATACAGAAGGAGTCAAACTTGCACTTAACGACTCAGATACAGATGGGGATAAACTTTCACTAACGCTTGGTGTAAGCGAAACTGATGCACTATAGCTAACTGAAACCGATACCGAAGGGCTTAAACTGACAGAGATAGAAGCACTGACAGATGGTGATAGTGATAAACTAATTGATTCACTTATTGATGCTGATACCGAAGGACTGGCAGATACCGATACAGATGGAGTTGCTGAAACAGATATTGATGGTGATGCAGATTTAGAAATACTTGGAGAAAAACTAACGCTTACCGAAGGACTGGCAGATACCGATATACTGGCACTAATAGAAGGACTTTTACTAACAGAAATAGAAGGGCTTAATGATTGCGAAACAGAAGGTGTTAAAGAAACTGATACAGAAGGGCTAGGCGATTTTGATAAAGATATAGAGACAGATTCACTAACAGATGGTGATAAAGAAATTGATACACTTGGACTAGGACTTGCCGAAGATCCTGGGAAAGTAACCGCCCAATAATCAGTATTAAGTGATCTTTCTTCAGGACTTGGCGAAGGACTGGATGATTCAGATAAACTAACTGATATTGACGGCGTGGCTGAAACGCTGACACTTGCAGATATTGAAGCTGATACCGACGGACTTTTGCTAACTGATGCTGATGGTGTCGCAGATACACTGCTTGATGGAGTGGCAGACACACTAATTGATGGTGATAAAGATAATGATACAGATTCAGATACTGAAGGAGTAGCAGAAATAGATATACTAGAAGATACCGAAGGGCTAGGGCTTTTACTTAAACTAACTGATACCGAAGCTGATACTGATGGACTTTTACTTATAGATACAGATGGAGTTGCACTAATGCTTGCCGAAGGGCTAGGTGATTTAGATAATGATACCGATACAGACGGTGTTAAACTAACTGAAATAGATGGGGATAAAGATGCTGAACCTTCAACAAATGGCTTAAATGAAGCAACAACATGACTCCAATCAGGAGTACCAGCCTCTCCACCATCATTCCATGCCATAGCTTGAGATCCAGCAGGTGTTTTAGGCCCATAAGTAGACATTCCTGCATAATTACCAACATATAAAGAAATACTTTGTCTTGTAGTCTGACTGGAAGTTAAAGTAAATAATCCTAATGCTGAATCAACAACATCTACAATCCAACAATTATCAGATACAGTTACAACAGATGTTGAAATACCATCAGAATCATCAACAATGCCTCCATTACTATCATCTAATGGGTTATCTTGATCTACTCCTGTAAGAGAAACTGCCATACCATAAGTATTCGAAAAAGCAGAACTTTCCGTTACAACAATACTATTAGCACCATCATCAGGATTAGCTAAATAGAAAAGACTTACCTGTCCATTATCATTAAGTTGAGGACTCTCAGGTATTTCTATCATAGAAACACCGTTATAAGTAACTCCAGTTATTGTTTGATCGTTGTCATGTACTACTGAAACAACTAAAAGAAGATTACTACCAGTACAAGTATGCGACCATGTAAAAGTAAAAGGTGAAGTAATATCACTTTTTATACCTGAATTGGTACTTGTATCATATCCGATTGCCATAATTTATCCCGCTAATTGATAAATCCTTGAACTTATCACATTACTTGCATCTTTATAATCAGTTAAATCTGCTATGTCTGCTTTCAAAACAAAATCTGTACTGGCATTAGAAAAATTATCACTATCTACTGTTTCCCAGCCTGGGGTTATTCTGTTATATATCTGTAAATAGACAGTTGATGAAGTTGGTGCAAAAGTTGTCTGGCCTTCCCATTCAAGTTGACAAGATGGTTGATCGCCGACAAAGTTTTTATACTGATGGATCATATATTCCAAAAATCCAGTCTGTCCTACATATTCATCATTTTTAGTCGCTACATTAGCAATATCACCGGCAGAATATGGTTCTTCTAAATCATCATCATTAGCTGGTAATTCTGCATAATTACCTTTGGTATAATCTGCAAACCCAGAACTTGGCGAAGGACTGGCAGATAAAGAAACTGATATAGATGGACTTAATGATATTGATATTGATTCACTTACAGAAGGTGAAAGACTGACGCTTATACTGGCAGATACAGAAGGGCTTAAGCTTATTGAAACTGATGGACTTAATGATTCGGATACACTAGCTGAAACTGATGGAGTAGCAGATTCACTTATGCTTGCTGATACTGAAGGCGTGGCTGATTCTGATACAGATTCACTCACAGAAGCAGAAACGCTTGGAGATAAACTTATGCTGACAGACTCGCTTACTGATGGAGTAGCAGATACTGAAACGCTTGCACTTACCGACGGGCTTAAACTAACGGAAACACTCGGTGTTGCTGACACTGATACAGATGCTGATACTGAAGGAGTTGCACTAACTGATATTGATGGAGAAATAGATGGACTTTTAGATATCGATACAGAAGGGCTTGCTGATATAGAAACACTAGCTGATACCGAAGGACTAGCTGACAAAGATAGACTAATAGAAACTGAAGGTGAAGCACTGACGCTTACGCTTTCTGACACCGAAGGCGTGGCACTAACTGAAATAGATGGGGAAGGTGAGATTGATACTGAAGGGGTAGCAGAAGGAGAAGCGCTGGCTGAACCGGTAGTATAAGTAACAACTAATTTTGGGTCTTTATCAGTTCCAGATTGTGCTGAAGAATAACAATCAACTCTATTTAAATATGTATCTGGAGAAGGTGTAGTATTATCTACATCAAGAGAATTTCTGGTACATATTTTGGTATTACCTTCAGGATCTATTGCATTTTTACCATCATCATTAAAAGTAAAGTTATTATAAGTTCCATCTGTTGCATTCCAATTAGCTAATGTCATTCTTGAAGCATATTCAGTTGGTGAATCAAGAGTAATATTATTAAAATCATCAAGAGAAATAGAAGAAATACTAGCTTGTGTTGATCCTGTAATCACTATTGAAGCTGAAAGTTGATCCCATTTATTACCAGTAGCACATAAAGATAAAACAGCATTTGTTACTGTTGCTCCTGATCCAATACCAGAAGTATCAAAAGGAAAAAATCCTCTATAAATACCATAATTACCATATCTATAAGAACAAGCAAAAATAATTCCTGTCGCCTGACTATATGCTTCAGCACTAGCACTGTTTCTAGCAGTTGTCCAATTTGCATCATTTTCTTCTAAATGTCCGTTACCAGAACTAGCATAAATAGGATCACCTGAACCACCAATAAATAAAGGTAAAGTTTTAGATAATATTCCAGTTAAACCAAAATATCCCAAAAGTGAAGCGTATTGAGCTAAGTAGGCATATTGGAAACTGTTTCTTTCAGACCGTAGAAGCTCTTTAGCCTTATTATATTGTAATGATAATAATATTGGATAATATAACTTTTTAGTGAATAAATCATATCCCCTGATTGTTGCTCTTATTGATCCGTTATCTAATCGTTCTGTCCAAGTATTAGGAGTAATTGAATGTATCTTTTTATTTTTTATTTCCTTCCTCATTCCCAAAAGCAACCGCCCGCCCCAACTATTAACTAATTTTAAAAGCGGTTTTTGATATTGACGAAAAATATCAGAAGTTTCCAGGCGGTTTTTTTCTCTTTTCAACGCATAATATTCAGGAGCATAAACCCCATTTTCCTTTGAGAAGTTCATAACCCAAGATTAGAAGATAAAACTATCTGAAGTCAAAGAAATTACCGATAATCTTTTGGTAATTTAACGCTTTTTATGTCTGATACACTAATTGATTTTATATCTGGTACAGTTTGTTTTGCCAAATCCAAGATTGTTTTTCTTTCAGTACCCAAATCTACATACCCGGTTCTATTCTTTAATATCTCTTTCACTATCATAGGGCATATTACATCTACATAATCACCAGTTGTATATTGATCGTAAAAAGCAAATTCATAAGGAAAAGGTCTAGGCTTGAATAAAGTTCTCACTATTAAATAATTTTTTGCATACCTGGTTACTATCTCTTCTCCCCATAACTTGGTATAAGAATAGAAGTTTACTGGGTTTTTTACATACTCAGTTGATATATAGATGAAATAAGAGTTTTGGAAGGCTTTAACTAAATTGTATGTTCCATGAACATTGACTTTAAAACAAGTCTGTTTATCTGTTTCCGCCTTAATTAAATCTGTATATGCCGCAGAATGGATAACAACTTTATAATCCTGCTTTTTCTTAAACTTAGTTATATCAAATTCCTTATGAGTTGGTGCATCACAACTGATATATTTCTTAAACTCTGTACCTAATACGCCACCACCGCCGGTGAGTAAAATGTTATTCATAGAATTTTTTAACCATTTTAATTATATATTCTACTTCCTTCCATGTTAAGGCTTGATGTACTGGTAATGTTAGCAATTCCAACCAAACAGTGCTAGTTACTGGCAACGGTCTTTTAACGGCCTTTTTCCAATAAGTCATCTCTGATAGTGGCTTGAAGTGAACACTTGTTGCAATACCATTGTCTGCAAGATAATCTGATAACTTATCCCTATCTTTGCATTTCATAGTGTAGTATTGGCAAGTATGGGAAAATACCGGCAACTCAATCTGCTTCATCTCTCTAAATGCTTCATTGTAGCAACTTTGAATTGCCCTGCGTTTGGCTGTCATCTCTTCCAATCTCTCCAATTGTGATAAACAAATAACCGCAGTTAGATCATTCATATATCCCTTTATTCCTTCTGCTTGGGTTATATCATAATCCCAACTATACTTTTTCAAGTCTGCCCGCTCATAAGTACTCTTTTCAACTCCAAGCCAGGTAAGTGTTCTTAATCTTTTGTATATTTTATCGTCATTGGTAGTTATCATCCCGCCATCACCAGCAGGGAGTGATTTAACTGCTTGGAACGACCAGATAGTAATATCGCCTTTTTTCCCAGCCTCAGGCGTATACATGGCATGAGCCGCATCTTCTATAATCAAAGGGCAAGTATAGCCACACCCGTTTATATCCTGTCTTGCTTTTTGTCTAATCCCATCAATATCAGCCAGTCGGCCATGACTATCAACTGCAATAATCGCCTTAGTCTTATCTGTAACTTCCAAGCTATTAGGATCAAGACAAAAAGTATCTTTATCAATATCCCCGAAGGTTACATCCATACCATTCCATTCACCGACTATGGCATCAGATACAAATGTAAAAGCTGTAGTTATCAATTCCCCACCTTTAATCCCATATGCTTTTAAACAAAGATCAAGGGCGGTTGTTCCTGAGTTACAAGCTATCGCATACCTACTGCCTACATATTCTGCAAACTTCTTCTCAAGTTCTATGGTTTTAGGGCCAAAACCCCACCATCCAGACCGCAAGACTGCTTCCATGTCTTTAATGCCTTTTTCTGAGATAGTTGGAGCTAAAACTGGGATCATTTTGTCGGTCTCAACATATTGATAATATCCTGATTTTTACCCCAAGGAATAATCTCTGTATCATTTTCTTTCCATCCCTGACAACTTCTGGGGTTTCTAAAATCAGATTGTTTCCATTTTGATCTTGTTAAGTTATTTTCATGGCGTAAATCAAGGTTAGGATAACCAGACCGCCAGCTTTCAGCTTTATTATCTTCAATCCGTTCTTTTCGGTTATGAGTACCTGGTTCAAAACCTATTGCATAAACCATGTTTTTATCCCAATTATTCTTTGATAATACCTCAACTGCTTTTCTATAATGGTTGAGTAATAATTCACGATATGCACATATAGTCGGCACAACATGGGTGTTATAAGTAACTGCGTGTCCATCTGATAATCTTAATCTCCACCAGTTGTCGTTATAATAATAGACATCTTTTTTTGGTGGAGTAAACCTGAAATGATCCGGAGAATATAACCAATCATGCTCACAAAAGAAAATAATATCTGCTGTTGAATTTTCTAATGCCGTTAAGATCTGTTTGAAATAAGCCTCATAACTCCGTTTCATTTTCAAAACTATATTCTTACCAAAATTAAGAGGTTTTAAAGATACTGAAACAATCGGCAACCCTGCTTTCAAAATCTGTTGTCTACATCTATGGGCAATCTTCATATTCAAAGCATTGTCGGTATAATACACAATAGAATAAGTTAGATGATCATATTTCCAATGACACTTTTTACATAATTCTATCCAATCATACAAATCTCTTTTATATTGATGAGATTTATTCGCCCATTCAACATTTTCCGTAGAATTACATTCTTCACATTTTTTTGCTGTTCCTTTGTGTCGTTGAACCCATTGATGTAAAGTTTTATAACTTACATCCTCTCCTTTCCACAAACCATGATTTTCTCCAGTATTTGCTTCTCCAATTTTATTTTTCCATTCTTCACTCATTTTTCTACCAGAATATAATTTACTTTTATATTTATTTAAACATTCCCAAGAACAACATTTTGTTTTATCTTGTCTTGACGGTTTCACATAATACTTTTTACCGCAATTAATACATTCAACTTCAATTTGTCTAAAATATGACTCTGGTTCTTCTGGTATTTTCTCCCAACCAGGAACCGGAAAAAACTTTCTGATAAGCCATGATAAAGGATATTTCTGTTTAGGCCATTTGTTATTAAGCCACATATCTTGAGAGTATTTCCTTGCCCTTGCTACTTGGTTGCCTGACTGAGGATAAGGAAAACCAAAATCACCGCCTTGTGTTCTGAACAAGTGTGAGAACCATGTTTTTTTATTAACTACTAATCTGCCCCCAGATAACCAAGTCTTACAACTTACTTCTGTACCAACTTGGCCCCATGAACCATGCTTTTCATCTAATCCTTCCAAATCCCAGTATCTGCCTCTGTGCATAAACCAGCAAGCACCGATAAAAGACATAGTATCGGCTATATCTCTCTTTGACTCTGGCCTTTCTCTTAATGCACCCCAATATTGAAAATGTAAGTCTGAGTCAAACCGCATGAAGTCTGACCTCTTATGCAGTCTTGGCTTCCATACCATTATTCGTTCAAATTCCTTCGTGTTGTCGCATTTGTTGCACTTTTTTGGAGTAGGGCCTTGATACCAGCTATAACCGCATTTGCCACACTTCCAGTCAAAGGCGTGCAAATTATACATTCTTGGAATTACAGTCCAGTTATATTCACAATCTGCCATCAGCTTAACATCAAAGCCTTCATCTAATATGCAGTGTGCATCCAACTTCATTATGTATTTTGCCTTAGATAACCGACAACCTTCATTAGTTGCCGCCCTTTGTCCGATAGATTGAGAATGATAGATTACAGTAACGTCTGGATGATCTATAACAGGAGGATTAGCCCAAGCACCATCTAAAATAACAATAACTTCAGTATCAGCCCGTTTTTTTATTAAAACATCTTCAACTGTAATTGCTAAATACTGTTCGTTTCTAGCCGGAATTACTACACTTAAATCTCTCATTTTAACTTAACCTTGTTTTTAACATCTTTAAAATTATCTTCTACTCTTTCACACCTTTGCTGGTATACTCCTAAAATCTTTGCGTATTCCATGTTATTGATAATATCGCTACTGCAAAAATCTACTGGCTTACCTCTAATAAAATCAATCAAAAAAAAGTCTTTATAACTGTCTTTTCTATCTATCCAACCAAAAGCGTATAAATGACCCCTCTTTTGACTGATCCTATCCCATTTAACCTTTGGCAGTTTATTCATCCACCTAGTCATTCTGGGAATATACCTTTTTGCCAGTGGGAATATCCATCTTTTACCCATTTATAATCACCCAATCAGTAGCTATCATGTCTGCTTCTGACACAATCCACCTATGGTCTTTTCCTTTAGTATGAATACATAAAAACTCATCTTTTAAAAATCCGTATTCTTGAGTATCGTTCCATTCTACCCTGCTAACTTTTTTCTTGTTTAAAATCTCGCCGATAGCATCACCAAATGTCATAGTAATTGGTTTTACTAATTCTGCATCTTGTGATACTGGTGAAGTTCCGAATTTTCCTAATAAACCCATTTAAAAATCACCCCCCTTAGAAGTTGAAACATTTAATTCTTCTTTTTTCTTTTTATCTATATACTCATCCAAAGCCTGACGGATTATTTCTGAAATACTTATTCCTTTTTCATTAGAAAATTTTAATAAAAATTCAGCTTGTGAATCTTCTAAATAAAAATTAAATCTTTTCATCTTATGTTTCATTTTATTATGTAAAATAGTATGATCACTTTTTTTTAAAATAATTAAATTTTCTATTCTATTATCAGATCTATTTCTATTTTTATGATGAACTAACTCACTTGAAGTAAGTTTTCTTCCTAGGTGTTTTTCCATTATTAATCTATGTTTTTCCATTGAGTAAAGTTTACTCAAATAACTATTTATTGTCAACAAATAATGTAGAAACTACCATGTCAACCTTTTCGTTTATCTCTTTTTTAGGTACATTAACAAATCCGGGGACTAACTTAGAAAGCACAAAATATCTTGACTTACCTAAAAAGATACAATCCCTGTTTATAGTCATGGTGATATTCCAGTGATGCATCCCCCTGAACTTCTGTTTGTCGGCAGTATTGAAGTAATGCCGCATATAAATCCACCCCCCAGATTTACATATTCTATACATTTCCAATATCGCCTTATCCGGGTTCTCTACATGATCCAGGGCATTGACACAATGGACTATATCAAAAGAGTTATCGGCATAGGTCAATGCTTCCATGTTTTGTTTTTCTATAGGGAATAAAGGCTTGATATTCTGTTCTTTTAGCACTTGCATATACTCATTCGCTAACTCATCAGATGGATATACCTCAATCTTGACCCCAGGCCAAACACTCCCAGTAGTTGAAAACATACCAGCGCCAACGTCGGCAATCTTTACTTCCTTTTTGTTTCCTATCATTGGCTTGAAGTAATCGTACAAAGGAAACACCCTATTAAAAGCATTACTTTTATGAGCCAAAGTTTTTGTATAGTGGTGGAGTGTGAAGGCTTTGCCTTCTTCCCTATTTTTTAAGCCAGAGCCAGATACCATAGTCCCCTACATATTCATAATTTAATAAACTAAAACCGAACTTAGAATACAACTTGATTATTTCGTGATCTGTATAACAAACTCCACCCCACCAGATATCCAAGTTTTTTAACTTATCAGTCCGCAGTCTGACTTTGAATAACCCTTTTGGTTTTAACACCCGGTAAACTTCCTCAAAGTTTTTATCAACCATTTCTTTAGTTTTCATATGCTGAAACACAAGATAAGAGAAAACTATATCTATCGAGTTATCTTTTAAGGGAATTGTTTCCCCATCTGTTTCTATAAGTTCAATATCATCTCTTCCTTTTAATCTCTCTCTAGCCTGTTTTATCATCTCTCCAGATATATCAATACCGATTACTTTTTTAAAAAAAAATGCCATAAATTCTGTCATTCTCCCTGTTCCGCAACCAATCTCTAAAATAGTAGGATCATCAAAAGTTATAATCATAGCTTGGTTTAAATACGGATCATCATTAATATATTTTATTACATCTCTTTTTCCACTTTCCCTAAACTGTTCTTCTGTTATCCCTTTCCCATAATCAGAATTGATATAGTAACGACTATTTTTATTAGCCAGTTTATCCCAAAGTTTCTTCATACTTTTACATCATTTTCTATAAATAAATTAGGATCGTTAAGTTTTCTATCATCAAAGATCAGTCTATTCTTATCGTGTACCTTATTAACATCTATTTTACTATTTATAAAAGTTGTATGACCGTAGTGATGAACGTATGAATGAGTTGTCCAGTAAGTCCTAAAACCAGCCTGTTTAGCACGCCAGAAGAAATCCCTCTCCTCAAATGTACCAATGCCGTACCGCTTCCAGTCAAATACACCAATCTTATCAATAACTTTTTTATGGGTAAGAAAAGCAAATCCGAAAATATGACAATCAATATACCCTTTCTTTAATGTCTTAGCATATTCGTTCATATCTTCTTGAGTCATTTTAAATCTGTTTTTCTTTATCTTCTTATCGCATCTATTCCCGCCACAAAAACAAGTAGTCGGAGAAGTTACACCGCATCTATAGTTCATAGCAAAACAATCCTGCAAATATACTAACCAGTTGGGAGTAAACATAGTGTCATTATCTACAATGGCTATGTAATCATATTTTGCTATTTTAATTCCCTGATCCCAGGCATAAGGACTACCCATATTCTTTTTATTAAATATAATTTTCAACTCTTTAAACTTTTTCAATCCCTTTAAGTAGTCTATTGTTTCTTGTCTACTTCCATTATCTATAATAATAAGTTCATAATCATCAGTATAAAGATACAAACTGTCTAAGCATTTTTTAGTGTATTCAATAGAGTCCCATGTGAGTATGATTATTGATGTTTTAGACATTCTTTACCGCCTTTATTACATAATTAGCATCAGCAAATGTCATTTTAGTATGCAAGGGAATATAGATATATTTATTCTCAATACTGTCCATACCAGCTAGTTTCTGTCTGCCACCGAATATTTTAAACACATCATTTCTGACCTGAACCATATTAGTTTCTATTCCTTTATCCAATAGTCTTTTTGCAAATCTATCCCTGTCAATTTCATGAAGTATAAGACCGCAAAGCCAATATAGGTTATCCTTGCCATCAACTACTTCAATTCCTTTATAACCATCAAGCTCGTTTTTATAAATGTTAAATAAATTGCGTCTATATTCTAAAATATCATCATATTCTTCTAATCCTGCCAGTCCGAAGGTTGCATCAATATCTGTCGGTTGATATTTAAAACCAGGTTCCTCAATATCAAATGTCATTTCCCTATCCTGATAGGCTTGCCAGCCAACCCTCTTTTTCTTTTCCCGGTCTATGCCAAACCAGCGTAACAACTTAGCCCGCTTGTATAGCTTCTCATCATTTAAGTTAAGTAATCCACCATCAGCAGTAGTAAAGTGTTTAATAGCCTGAAAGCTATAAACAATCATATCCCCGTTATTGTGTCCTATTGCCTGGCAAGCATCTATGATAACCGGCACATTAAACCCGGTTAAATCGCACTTGATCCCACCCAGGGATACACCAACAATAGCCTTAGTATTTTTAGTAATAACTTTTCTTACTGTTTCGTTAGTAGCAACTAAGCTATGTGGATCAATATCCGCCCAGATTATCTTTACTCCCCTTCTTATCAAAGGCGTATTGGTAGCAGTACAAGTGAATACAGAAGAAACAACCTCATCTCCTGCCTTTAAATCAAGTAAGGTATATGCCAATTCCAGGGCTGACGTGCCGGAATTTACAAACAAAGGGTGCGAAAGATTAAACTTATTGCCTATTTCTTCCTCAAACTTATCAACCAATGGGCCTTGACCAATCCATTTTGTATTTAACGTTTCTCCGAGCCTCTGGTGAAGTTTTTTAGGTATATGGGGATAGAAGATCGGTATTTTTACCATGTTTGGTCTATTTTAACATTTTTAATAGGCACACTAGAAAACATATTTTTACCATGATATTTACCTAATGAATAATAACCAGCCTTTATATAGAACATAAAAACATCATTGTCATCACAAAAACCAATAATACAAAACTTGTTATTTTTCTTAACCAAGTCTTCAAATATTCTCAAGCATTTAGTACCAATCCCAATTCTATTAGGCCGGGTATAGAAATCAGTCAACCCATAAATCTCTCTATCTATACCATCTATATTGACAGTTTTCTCAATTAAATTAGCTCTGATTTTTATATGTAAATCCATTATTTTAAATCTAAGTATAACTTTGCTGTATGATCTATATGATAATCAACTGATTTATATAATGCTTTTTCTGAAAAATGTTTATAATAACTTTCGTTGTTTTTAAGTTCTTTACAACTTCCAATCAAATAATCAATATTATTTGCTGATATAAAACAACCATTCCATTCATCTACATAATCTTCTTCCGGGTAAGCAACTGTCGGGATACCAAACGATCCGGCATTGGCAAGTTTCAAAGGCCGCCTGAATGGTAAATACTTAGGACTCCAAGCATTAGGCCGCCACACAATCTGAATATCAATGTTTTTATAGAAATCAACCACTTTCTGCCGGTCTTCTTTATAATAACCCCAGTAATCTTCTTCATATTTTAAATCAAGCCCAATATCTTTTAATCTTTTTCTTATATCTTCAATCGGATATTGAAAGGCAATCTTAGGTGATCCGATAATTCCGACTGTCGTAACTTCTGTTCTTGTCCTTAAAACTCTCTCAAAATTACAATGGTGGTGAGGGATTAAAACAATATCATCCCTTTTCAAATTCTTGGTTAAAAATTTATGCAAAGTAACCCCATCACAGATAATTCCTATTTCAGGATGATCTTTAACCCATTCATAAGCTCTTGGCCCATCACCAATTTGGATATATGAGTGTTTTGGAATAGGCAAGCACTCTTTCTTTACCTTTTTAACAAAGATACAAATATCGTTTTCATATCCACTTTTTGGGTTCATCTTAGCCCCCAGATGCTCGGCTAACTGTCTACCTAAACAAGCACCGCTTCCGCCTCTGCCATAGAAGAAACTAAGCACATAACTCCTTCCTAAGATCAGAAGCCTTTCCCCAATAAGACAAAGACGATACTGGTACTTTAGCTGTCTGCGTTTTTGGCCTCATTCCGTTACCAGTTTTTATATTTATAATCGGTATATCAATATCTACCCGGATAGGTCTATATTTACCTTTATACTTCATACCACTACTTCCTGCTTCTTTAAGTAACTTAATTACATATTCCCTGCCAGCCATATGTCCACAGTCTGATCTGCCTTTAAAATAAAAACTGTTCTGTAAATCAGGACTGTATGGGTACATTACCCAAACATTCTCAAACCAGTATCTTTTGTTTATATCTTTTGGCTGGTACTGAAAATACTCAGGCGGGTATAAAGTATCTGCTTCAGCAAAAGTAACAAATGGAGTACTTGCTTCCATACACCCGATCAACATTTGTTTATAAACATTTTCATCAGATAAACCAATATCCCCGACACAAATATTCCAGCCAAAGTCTATTGGCTTTTGAGAAACGCTGATAATCGGGATATTGCCTTTAGATTTTAATAACCTATTCTGTATCTTCTTTTCAAAGACTTCATCTTCCCTATTACTGGTGTAATAAATTATTGTGTTATTCATAATAAGGCAACTGCTTGCCAGGAAAAAACCTGCTTCTTATAAATATATCCTGATCTTTTTCAGGTACTTTAAGTTTAGTATAGTCAAACTCTCCCCGCTTGTGGATATAAGATACTTTGCTTTTAATCCGTCTGGTAGTGTACTTACCCTCAACAAACCTGACTATATTCTCCCTGATAATCTTTTTTAATAAGATAAGGTTCTTGCAATAAAGGGAGTAAGCAGTATCATATGGTTCAATCGGGAATGTTTCTTTCAACACTATCGGGCCATCATCAACCTTATCGTTGATTATATGGACTGTAACTCCAAACCTTTTTAGCTTATGGAATATAGCCCAAGAGCAAGTATCAACCCCCCTCAATTCTGGTAATGGGGCGGTGTGGAAGTTTAGGATAGGAACACCAACTTTTTTAATAAATTCTTTACTTAAAATATGTGGATATTTAATACTGAAAGCTACATCTGGCTTAAAATCTTTAGGTAGCCAGGGTTCTTTTGTTTCATCTGTAATAACCAAAACATCATAATTATTAACAATCAACTCTAATGCATATTTAGCAACAGGATTATCCCCTAGTAGTAAGACCTTTACTTTTTCCATTTAACGCCAACCTTTATCATATTTTATATGACAACTACGACATAATCTTATCCAATCGCTTTTCTCCCTTTTGTATTCTTTACTAATATTCGCCCAGTCATATACCTTTGCATTTCTTGTATTACAAAATTGACATTTCTTTGGTTTCCCTAATTTTTTTTCTAACCATTTATGTAACTCTCTATAACTGACTTTATCACCTTTCCATCTTTTATTATTTTCTCCGGTTGTTGATTCAAATGATTGAACATTTTTTAATCCTTTATTCCAAGGTATTTGCCCCTTATGTGCCAAACCAATATTTATTCTTCCCTGTAAAGACATCGGTTTTCGTTTTTTGCCTTTCATCATTTCACTCATTTTCTTCTTCCATTCCTCAGAGTGCTTTTTCCCTAACATACCATTATGTACCCAATTTTGAGGTTTACCTTTATGTGAAATGCTTAGTTTTTTTTTAGTTTCTTCTGTATGTTTTCTTCCTAAATTTATCTTATGTCCCTTTTGAAATTTCATATTACTATTATATAGTCTTAATATGTCTTTCGCAACTACTACTTTTTCCAGAGAGACATAATTTTGGATGCACTTCCCCAGTCAGCCAAAGCAGTCATCCGCAAATCCCCTAACTTCTTTTTCTTGCCCTGATTAAACTCATAACCATAAGCAAGATCATGGGAAAATACAATAGATGGAACCCAAGAATTATATTCATAAGTCGGCCTGACAGTTACACCAAGTATTCCCTCATATCTCCCAGGATCTCCCCAGTATTTCTCAATTTTCCTTTCAGGCCAACCAATACCTCTTAATTCATCAAGTTTTTTAAATCTTTCTTCCAAAGCATCAATAAGCATCTGTCTTTTTGCAATCAGTTGATTAACCACTACCCGCTTAAATCTATAAGAGAATACAGGCGGTTTACTCCAAGTAAAGATTGATACTCTGTTCATATCATAAAGAAAGTAATCCTTTTCTATAAATTCAGGCTTAACGAAATATTGAATATTAAAATGTTGTGGGGAGTATAAAATATCATCTTCTGCTAACGCTATCCATTCAGTCTTAGCCGCCTTTGCTCCCTGTAATATCTGCCAGTAAAGATTGAAGTGAGAACGACCAATATTACCCAAATTAACATTAATGCTATTATTGCCAAACATTGTCGGCTTTTGGGAAACTATCACCATTGGTCTATCACCAATCGCTACTAGAAGCTGTTTGCGAGTGTTTTCTAAAAAGTATGGGTTCTTATCGTCAAGATAATTACTCGTGTAATAAACTATTGTAATTTCTTTTGTTAAATCTTCCATAACTCTTTTTCCAATAAAATAGCACTACCCCAATATGGCAACTCTTTTTTCGGCCCACTTTCAGTATTAACTCCTGACTTATGCCTCATCCCTTCTGATGTTTTGCAATTAATAATCGGTATCTCTCCCTTAAATGGCGTCCACTCTTTCCACTTATGGAATAATGGGTGTTGTGGTTTATGACCTGCCCGCCATTGTTCTTTACCCAATGATCGTGGAAAGCGTGATAATAGATATTCCCTGTTAGAATACAAACCACATAATGAAAATGCCTTCTGGTTAAAGATATGGCTACCCTTCCATAAGATATACAAATTAGTGTAGTGTCCGGCTGTCCAGCCTTCAGGCGGTTTAAAGTCAAAGTAACCAGTCGGGGGGTACAAACAATCAGCTTCAGCCGTACAAACATATTTTGTTTTAGCTTCCAAACACCCGATCTGCATTTGTCGGTAGATGTTATAGTCAGACAACCCAACATCACCCACACAAATATTATGTCCAAAGTCTATAGGTTTATGGCTAATACTTATCAATGGCGTTTTTCCGATAATCCTTAAAATTCTCCGCCTGATAATCTGCTCAAATTCGGGTTTTTCCCGGTTAGAGGTATAATAAAGAATTGTTAAATCTTTCATTATTCTTTAAAAATTCCGTAATCTTTTCCTTTCCAATCTGGTGTCAAACACTCTTCATCATGATCTCTCCCACTTCTTGTGCAACTAGGACATCTATCTGGAAATCTAATTAAATCTCTATAAGCATCAATGACATTAAAAATAATCATTTCAAGAACTTCTTTGTGAGTATTTACTATAAGTTCTCCTGCATAAAATTTTCCTTCGCCTTCTTCATTAAGAATCCACTCAATTACTCTTTTTTCAAATAAATCTGTTTTTTCATTATTATATTGTTTTACCATGTCGGCATAGGCATAAACTTTTTAATAATCTCTCTCCATTTTTTATCTTTACGCCAGCCTTGAATAAACTTAACCGCTTTTTCCCTCTCACTTGCACCAACACTATACCCCCGGCCTTCTGTCTTATGCCAGTGGGCGTAATAAGTATTTTTATTTACTACCACCCTACCGCCATATTTCCATACTTTAAAAGCCAACTCCTGAAACTCTAAGAAGAATGTTCCGTAATTGACATCATCCAACCCGCCTAACCTTTCAAAATGATCTTTTCTCATAAACCAGCATGATCCTTGTGCAGATATAATGTCATCAATCCAGATATATTTCCGTTCTTCCGCTTTTTCTTCCCATCTGACCCCATGCAGATCAGAACTGTCTATATATTCATAATCAACTGGCGGTCTGCCATCTTCTATCAGTTCCCATTTAACAGGATCAAGCCGGTATCGTCTGGGTACAACAAGCCAATTATCTTGATAAGTATCTATTAAAATATTGTCAAAACCTTTAGCAAACAGACAATGGGCATCTGTCTTTAAAACATAATCATATTTAGCCACCGATATCCCTGAATTGATGGCATTTCTCATGCCTTTAGCTTTAGAAAAGTGGATATAACTGACTCGGGGGTGATTGATTATTTCTTTAATTGGCGGCCAGTATCCGTCAAGAATAACAATGATCTCTATCTTCCCAGTGGCTTTGGAAAGTAAATCTTGGATTGTTTTAACTAAGTAAGGTTCGTTTCTTGAAGGAATAATGACAGATATGCCCATGAGTAAAGTTTACTCAAATAACTATTTATTGTCAACTAGAAAGGGAAAGATGGACTCGGGCTTTCAGAAGCACTTACACTGGCAGATGGACTGACACTGGCAGATGGCGAAGCAGATTTAGACGCACTTGGTGATGCTGATTTTGTTGCACTGGCTGATACGCTTGGTGATAACGATACGCTAACGCTTGGCGATACCGAGGCAGAAACACTTGGCGATTTAGATACTGATACACTTGCAGATACAGAAGGCGAGGCACTAATAGATACCGAAGGCGAAGGCGAAATACTGTGTGAAGGCGAAGAACTGGCACTCGGTGAAGAGCTAGGTGTGGCCGAGGCAGACAAAGATGGAGTGGCTGATGCTGTCGCTGATGAAGATGCTGACGGACTAGCAGATTGAGAAACACTATAACTTGGCGATAAACTCGGTGAAGCAGAAATTGACAGTGATGGCGATAATGACTCAGATACGCTTGGTGAGGCAGATTTTGTAGCTGACTCAGATACAGATGGCGTAATAGAAGCTGACACACTGGCTGAAGTAGATGGTGTAGCTGATTCAGATACACTTGGCGAGATAGAGATAGATACACTTGGCGATAACGAAATAGATCTAGATACAGATACACTTGGCGAGATAGAGATAGATACACTTGGCGATAACGAAATAGATACAGAAGGAGTGGCACTCGGGCTGGCAGAAATAGAAATACTCGGAGATGGCGAAATTGATATACTTCCAGTTTCTGATGCCGATAAACTGACTGAAACAGAAGCTGACACGCTTGGTGAAAGCGAAACACTGACTGACGGAGAAGCACTCTTAGTAGCAGAAACAGAAACGCTGACAGATACTGATGGAGATGGAGATATACTTAACGATTCTGAAACACTGGCTGAAATTGACGGAGAAGCGGAAATTACCGCCCCGCCTAACTGCGACCAGACTGCTGTATCTGAATCCCCGGTATTAACATAAATATTCTGTCCTGCTTTATCCAAATCTCTAAATAATGCACCCTGTTTAAATCCTGAATAACCCTCAGGCAACGTATTTCCCTCTGCTTCTAATATTAAATCAGTTAGTGAAGATTCAGTAGCATCATTAGAACCAGCATATCTTAAAACTTTATTATCAATGTAAGGGTCTAAGGCTGTAAGAAAAGCGGCTTCCTGAGTATTTCTTTTTCCTGAATCTATGGCGTTTATCCTAGTAAGTTCTTCTTGTGTCTTTTTCGGTAGTGAGCTAATTAGTTCAAATGTTGCCATATTTTTTTTCTTATTTTACTCAGAAGTTAGCTGGAGAGATCACTCCCCAGCTATATTTCTAATTAAAATGTAAAGTAACCTTCAGCCGCAAAGTGTCTGCGTGAATCGGTAACTTTCTTACCGTAGACAAATAAATCTTTGAAAGCTGTACCAAAGTCGCCAGGCAGATCCTCTTCCATAGTTGCCTCTAAGACTTTTTCTGCAAAAGTCATCCAATTAGCATGTCCTGCCAATACTCTCCAGCCATTAGTATTATCACCAGTCAGCCTATTGGATCTGAATACTTTAAATCCCTGCAACATGGTAATAAAGCCTTTTTTAACCAGTTCGGTATAAACCTCTGGTACGTGTAAAGCTACCCCTGTTGCTCTGACCAGTAAACCTTCAAATTCAGGCGGTACGATTAACCATCTGTCGGAATCAGGCACTGACGAATATCCGTATCTTTCAACAATATCCAGTTTCTCTTTTAACTTGCCTACATATTGCAAAAGATTAGATGTAGTTATAGCCAAAGGTGTTGCCGCTTCAATCGTATAAGTTCTAGATCCGGCAATTGCCCCACCTGTATAGGCTGAATCAACATCATCCAAATCATCTTCAATGGTAATAGATTCAGCACTGGTATAATCTTTTACTCTATACCATTTAGTATGACCGTCTGCTTTAAACCCTCTACCTTCCATAGCTTCGGTAAAAGCAGTTCCAGAACCAGTTACAACACCAGTTGTAGCGGCGATTGATACTGTTCCTGTAGTTTCATCAGTTCCAACCCTATTTCCTGCCCCGACATCTGCATATGCACCCAAGACGAAAGTATCCATATTCTTATTTCTTTCATCTGCTTTTTGGGCGACTACTGTTGCATGAGGGTTTTTAATATAGGAAAGCCATTTAGCTAATGTTTTCTCTTTCCAATAGAACGATTTATATTGATCTATGGTAAGAACAGCATTATTCTCATACAGAGAGTCTGCTGTCATAGCCGCATCTGCATATGTCTTTTCAGAAATCCTTGAGAAGTTCAAAATATTAAGTTTTGAACCAATTTCATTAATCTCACCTTGATAATCACGATTAACGATATTCTCAATGAGGCTTTTATCGTAGACTTCTTTTAATAATTTTTGGGAAAATCCCTCGGCTAATTTTGTGCCGTATGCTGATGCCATATTACCCCCTTATAAATAATTTATGATTATTTTCCGGCTCGCTAAGGAGGTTAGGAAGAACTATTATTAGCCTACGAAATAAAAATATTTATTGTCAAGTATCTAGTTTTATATAGTTTCAAGATCAATCTTATCAGCCATCAATAGTTGTTTATATCTGGCATAATCTACCTTTTTTAATTTCATAGCTTCATCAACGCTTATTTTTCCAGATGGCTTTCCTTTATCACTTGGCCCGCCAGTCCCTGTTTCCATCATCTTTCCTTTTTGTTTTGGCTTGGCATTTTTAGTGGCATCATACAAAAAAGCCGCAGTAATATCAGCAAAGTCCATATTCCGTCTAGTCGGTTTGGAAGCAAACAACTTAAACTCATCCTCTTTACCTTCCAGTTCCGGCACTTTGTTCAAAGTATTAGGATCTTGAATATACTCATCAACCTTAGTATTCCATTTCTCAACACTCTTACTATCCTTTGTTATTTCTTCAAGTCCCCGGAAGCGTTTACTATTTGACAGACTATCTTTAGCCATCTTCTTCTCAAAATCACTCATCACATCCCAATCGGTATATTCTTTTTTAAGTTCTTCTTCTGTTGGATCTGGTGTATTGATAACCATGTCGAGAGCTTCATTAACCTTTTTATTTTTAGCATGGAGTATCTGTGCTTCTTTTGCAGACTCTATAAATTTCTTTTTATAATCAACAGTTTCTTCTTCTGAAGTTTCCTCTTTAACTTCTTCTTTTACTTCCTTTTCTGGTTCTTCTTTTGGTTTTTCTTCCTGGGTTTCTTCTTCTGAAGTTTCCTTTGGCTTATCCATCTGTTCCAGTTCTTCAACTGCTTTGTTGGCATTTGCCTCTAATTCTTCTGCTGTAGGTTTGACGTGTTTCGTCATTTTGTACCGTTCCTTTCAAGGAGTTTGGTAATTTATAATAATTATTTAGTTCTTTTTTTTCGTCTAGCTTTTCCTTTGACTACTTTAGAACCATACTTTTTAGTCCATCTTTTAGCAATATCCGGGTGTTTGGCATACATAAATTTTCGTTGTTTTACTGACTTGAATGGCATTATTTTCTTCCACTAACTATACCTGCAATTGCTCTATCAATCGCTTGTTTTGCTTTCTCAGGCGTAGATAAATAAGCCTCTAATAACATATAATTTCTTAATCTGGCTTTTAATAATAGATCCTGTTTGCTATTAAGATCACTAACAGTCAAGTCTTTTTCAACACTTTCCCGCATTGATTTAATATGTGTCTTAACATTATCAACACTTAATGAACCTTTACTTAATACCTCAGACCATTCGCTAAGAGTTTCCCTTTCAACTGCATTAAGATCCTCATATTTTAAACCTACTTTTTCCAATATCTGATTTATCATACTTTACCTCCTGGTTGCAGTTGTTGCTGTGGTTGTTGTGGTTGCATCTGTGGTTGCATTGTCTGACTAGCCATTGGATTAGTCATCATCTCAATCTTCTGCTGTTCAAACTCCATAATGTCGTTTATCTCTTCTGGCTTTAGATCAGAAAATTCTAATAATTTGCGTTGGTAAACTTCCAATAATTTAAGATTGCCTGGAATAAAAGTAACTGCCGCATTAAGTTTTTGTAATACTTCACTGTCTTGGGCGTTCTTCTCATCCTGCGACCAGACTTTAATATTATATCCTGACTTACTTTTCCAATCCTGAGGGCCGATTTCCCTTTGGAATATGTTTTGAGTGTTTTTACCTTTCTTATATATCTTAACTGCATCCAACTTATCACCTGCCGCCTCAATCATCTTTAAAAATATCTCTCCCCTATTTTTCCAAGCAGGAGTATAAAACTTACTCATTCCCTTAATGCGTTCTTTAGCCTCACCTAATGCCAATTGCACTTCACCCAAAGTTACTTGACGTTCTGTTTGTACCCCTTGCTGTGTTGCTGTTGCCCCACTAGCTTTCTCTACCATTTGCAACACAAAATTCATCTCGTCTAAACTTTCCGATAAATCAGGTATATCTACTTTTTGCAATACATCCTGTGGTTTCCCCGGTACTCCATACCAACCCCAGGGGACAGGATTAAATGTGCTTGGTTGGAAGCCTTCAATAGAAGAATCGTAATAATGCATACCAAAGTTTCTCAGTGTTCTATTCTCAACCAACTGTGAGAACCAAGAATTAAGCACTTTGTTCGGAGTCCTGACTATATCTCCAATTCCGTCTGACCAAAAGTCCTGCCGTTCTACATCATCAGCCCAAGAGTTATAGTTAAAATGTGTCTGCCAATAATGATCTTCTGTTTGTCCAATAACTTCTTCTAATGGCTTTTTTGCCAGTATCTGCATATCATCAGCTTCAACATACATAAATATCTGATCTGCAAACTCTTTACCTTTTCTAGTTTCCTTGTCCCTAAATACTAAGTGATTACTAAGCTCAACATAAGTTTCACCCAATACTGGGCTATCAACATCAGATAATCCCATATCAGCCATCTTTTTATTCTTCTCAGATAACATCATCTGGTTATCTGCCGCTTTAATAAGACCTTGTGCAGTAGCATAGAACTTCTTTAATTCTGCAACTGCTCTTTGATCGTATGCCGGATTATTTTCCAAGTACGATAATGGCACAAAGATATGGGTATGTACTAAAAATCTTGAAGTATTCAAATTAGTCGGATCAGTATATCTGGAAACTAACATATCCTGTTGGTCTTGCACTCCCATCCTGACAACTCCATCTATTATCTGCCACTGATCGAAAGACCTGCCAAATAAGAACACCTGTTTTTTATCAACGATATCCTGTAAATCCATTTTGTTTTTTTCGTTTGTCCATTTCCAATACTCATTTTGGAATACCTCTTTTTGTTTATCATTATCCAAATTCTCAAAGTAAAGCACTGGCATATCGTCAACATCTTTTAAAAGGGTCCTGACAGTCTGCTTCATTAACGGTAAATTAACTGATTGTCTTTGGGTGAGTCTATTGATGGTTACTTTATCCCGGTAGAGTGTATAGTTTTCTTTCCAATCGTCTTGTCTTCTTTCCCTATAGTTATATCCTGATTCCTTATTCAGGCGAAGCATCTCCAATTCTGGATCTTCTCTTTTGATTATTTCCATATGCTCATATTTACAAATTAAACTATTTTAAGTCAATTATGCTAATGTTCCGGGTATCATTGGCTTTACACCACCTGGATCGCTTGGTTTCCACTCAACCTTTTTACCATTGGCTATGGCATATCTGATCGCATCCATACAATGATTAAATATTTCTGATGGCACATTGATTATCTTGCCATCCTTATCAGTTTCCCAAAGATAATTACGGTATTCTTTTAATAAATTAAGAGATCTTTTAGTTACTGATATTCTTTGATCCTGAACAAACGATATACCATTTAAAACACTATCTTTCCCTTTCTCGCTTGGGATAACCAACAACCCTGCCATTTTTAGATCAGCAATACTTTTCGGCTCATTACTATCAGCAACAATCAACTTCCTTTCCATATTCTTAAACATATCAATAATCTCGCTATTGCTTAGTCTAGTTTGATATAAAACTTCATCCAAGATATATCCACCATTGTATTGGTAAACTGCTACCCCGGCTGTCGGATCGTTTGAATAACCCCAATCTAATCCATAACGCCATAATTTAGCCTCATGTGGAAATTCAGGAAGATCATCAATTATCTGCCAGTCTTTATATATCCTGCCCTCTGCCTCGCCTAACAATCCTTCACCATACACCCGCCACCAGTTGCGATTACCTTTTCTGACTTCCAAAGCTTTAACAACTTCCTGTCCCAATGCTTCATTGTCTTTATAAGTTAGAGTAATAAAATCACAATCTTGCTTCCCATATATTTCTTCATACCACCAAAATTCCTGCACCGGGTTCCAGTCCAACCAGACTATCTTTTCTGTTCTAATCTCAAGCTGGGTGTATGTTTCATAACTGATATTGTTAGCCTCGTTAATAAAAAGTATTTGTCTTCTTGGCCCTCTGACTTTACCTGGTTGATCTGCACTAAAAAACTCTAGTTTTGTATTTGTTTCAAAAGTATAAATACAATCAGTCTTATTCCAACAACTCTGCTTAAAATAATTATGGCCTTCCATAATATTAAGAAAATCCCTGATTGCACCCCGCTTTAAATGTGGGAAAGTTTCAGACACAACAGATATAGTTTGATTACTGTTAGATTGTGCATAATCTATAAGCCACAATAAAATTGAAATAGTCTTGGAAGCTGAAGTACCGCCTGAAACTCCCCTAATACGCTTATTTAACTTCAGTATTTTTTGGGTTGCTGTTGTTTGTTGATAAAGCATTTAAGATAGGTACAGGTTTATCTCCTGAAGTGTAATCTTTTCTTTCCTTCATACCATGATTATTCTGTAACAGTAATTTAACAATGGTTGAATTAACTTCCTTGCCGCCATAGATGCCATCATCAACTAATTGAAGCAGTTGTTTTACCTTAATTTTTCCCAAAGCGTTGGAAAATTCTGGATAATCTTTAGCCCATTCATACAATGTAGTTTTATTTACATCAAGATAAACTGCAAAGCCCTCAACCATTGGAAGTGAAGTTTGTTCCCTACCAGTTGTAGCTAAATATTCATCTACTTTTTGACAATATTCTGGAAGATACTTTGTAGGTCTGCCTACTTGTGCCATATTTTTCTCCGTTCTTAATAATTAAGAGTTTGGACAACTAGACAATAGCAGATAAAACTATATCAATGCAAGTTACACTCTGCGAAGCTGAACATAAAAAGTTCTATTGGAGAAAGTACAAGATCTTCTAATCCAACCCTTTTTTAACAATCCATTCAAAGCGTTTATTGTAGTAAATCCCTTAACACCTTCTTCTTTCATTTTAGAAATTATTTTTGAATGTGGAACTGGAGTTTTTTCTTTGTGAACCCAATCGTCTACAAAATACATTATTTTAACTTGTAATCTGTTAATACCTTTATCTGTCTGACAAAAGTAGATTTTCAAAGCAGTCAACTATATTACTTTTTTCTAAAAGCCCCGCAAAAAGGCTGTAATAACTGCTATTCTACACTATGTTGCAAATTATTTTTTCTCCTTTATCTCTTTAATACAATCTAAACACACCATTGTCATATTTATGGCATAGCTGGCAGTATGCAAACCTTTCCCTAGTATATGGTGCGGTACATCTGGGCTTAGACAGTATTCCTGGCTTTTTCATTTTAGTTTATCTATTTCTTCCTGATAGTTTATTTTTAATATCTCGTTTTTAGCTTTCATTAGATACTTATATCTTGTGGGGTATTTATTCATAAACCAGGTGATAGCCTCTAGTGGTTCGTGATGCCACCACATATGGCAACCTGAACATAAACAAAGCACATTCTTTTTATCATAGCGTAGCCTTAGATTAGAGCGTGTTATCACATGGCAACACTGTAAATTGTAATCCTTACCACACTTCTCACAACTCCCGATTGCTCTTACTTTTTCGGAAAAGAGAGAATCGGCTTTTCTTTTAAGTGGTTTTATTTTTAGCATAGTCTATCAGTTTTTAGGTCTGTTAATAATTCTTGCAATAAAATTCCATATCTTCATTTCCAATAAAGTACTCCATCTCCAACCAGAATGGCTACCATATCCATCACAAAGAAATTCGTAATGACCTTTAGGCCAACCATATTCATCTTTTTCAGTATTATAAATTTTCACCTTCCTCCTCCCTTAGCAGTTTTTAGGTTTGAATCTTCCCATTTATCATGTGTTTTGCACCATCTTTTACCATCTGTTGTTTCTACTCCAATAAACTTACAATACTTTCTTTCCGTCTCCTCCCTAATGGTATCAAGAGCAGAGCTAATATCTTTTCTAAAATCTTCCTCTGTTGTATTAGTTGAGTTCCAACTGTAATATTTATCTACAAGTTGTTCAATTACTTTAGCTTTACTCATTTAATCCTCCCTAAAAATAATACTTTTTTAATAACCACCCAAAGGCAATAATGGCAAATATAATTATCCAGCCCAGGATTGCTTCCTTAGTTTCTTGGGTCATATTGAGTTTGATATTTCAAATTCTTTCTTAGAAATACCTATCCCAAAATCGTGTTTAGCATCAGCACAATAAGTTTTCTTTCCACAAATATCGCAGGTAGCTTCCCACATTCCAATACTGCCTTGCTTTAAATTATTGCCGTATTTTTCTCCACATTTTAAACAAACAGTATGTAATTCTTTATTTTTTACTGCCATTAAAATTCTCCCTTCTTTTTACTTTTTACTGCTTGCTTTGGGTTAGTGTTGGGCATTTAGGTAATCAATAATTTTTTTACACATTTCAATATCTGCTTCTCCTATGTGAACTTCCTTGCCAAAATGTTTATCCAGCATTTCATAGGCCTCTTGTCTTTTAAACTTTCCATTTTTCCAAAGTAAGTCAAAAACACCATGTGTTTTAATACGCCATTGTCTTAATTCTTTGTTAGCCATAGTCCCGAGTGGTTTTTTTGTATTATTATGCGTGCCGACATAAGCATCACATTCTTTACAGTAATAACACATATAACTTCTGCCATATCTACTACCGTAATATTCTTCATTTGGACCGTATTTAGCAGGTTTACTACAATAAGGACAAATCACTTTTCCCTCTCTCCTTCCCCCCGCCAAGCGGGGATAAATTAGTTAGTGGCATTTTATCCTCATAGTCTTTTAAAAGTTTCCAATATTCATCATTAGTAGGTTGTAAACCATAACCACTTCCAGCAACCTCTCCGTCTTCATTAATCAAACCCCTCTCAAAATAAACCAAATCTATTTCTCTAAGTATTTTAAATTCCGTGCTAAGTTGTTTTTTTGTTAAACCTAATTCTTCAAAATGGCTGAATGGATAACAACACTCATTATCCATTCTGGTTAAAATTTCGTATTGGTTTTTTGTTAGTTTCTTCTTACTTTTTACCGGCATTTTTTACCTCCAAATTACACTTCCTTAATTGTTTCCAACATTTTAATTGCTAAGGGGATTATGCCTTTTTCGTATTCGTGATAAACCATTTCCCCACTGTCCAAAAGATAGGCAGATTCCTTCCCCTTAGCCCATTTGCTAGTCCTTCTGTGGGCTGACCTGGCATATACTGGTTTTCCGTTGACTGTGATTGATACTGTTAGCATTAAATTTCCCCTTTCTCCTTCCCCCCGCCAAGCGGGGATAAATTAGTTAGTGGCATTGAGTACCTCTATTATTTCATTGACTTTTTTATTTGTTACTATCAATAAATCAACTAAAAATTTATAATCTGAATATGTTACTTTGGTTCCCCAGTCAAGTTTAGGCGGTTGCCCTGCTTCATAAATTTCTAATTTCCCTATCTTCTTACTTTTTACCGGCATTTTTTACCCCCTGTTAAATCTTATATTTTTTAACTTTTTCCAATTCCCAAACCACTTTTCCTTTTTTTATTTTCAATTCATTATCTTTTACAATTATTTTTCCCAAGTCTGAATTTTCCTCTCCTTGCCAATTTACTTCTCCGTTAAGTTTTATCCCTATCGGATAAAAAAAGTTATTTATCAACCATTGCAACCATTCAATATAAAAATAAAAGTTTTCTCCTTGATCCCATTCCAAATACATTCCTTGCTTATCAGAAACCCACTGACAATGATAGCTTAATTCATCTTTATCTCCTCCAGGTCTGGAAGTATCATTCCGCCAATCCTTATCGTGAATTGCATCAAGTTCATTTTTTAATCTTAAAGTTAATTGCTTATTAAATTTAAAACAACCTTCAAAAGTTGTTGTATAGCCCATTTTTTACCTCCTGGTTACTGTGATTGATACTGTTAGCATTTAAACACCCACTTCCTATTCAAATAATACAATAATCCGAATAATGCCAAAAATACTGTAACCAATGGCAATCTGTTTATCAGCACATCAAGCATTATTAAAATACATAATGTGCTAAAGCCAAAATATACCCAGACTATTGTTTCCCAAAGTGTCATTTGATTTCCTCTAACTTTATTACCGGCCTGAATACTTTTGTCTTTTCAGTTATTTCAAAAACAGTACAGTTGCTATCTAAGTTGCCCTGAATATCCCACTCTCTTATCATTTCCAATGCCGAATCTGCACTTTTACAGACTGTACTGGAAATAATATAAAACTTAACTATTTTTGGCCTTCCTGGTTTGGAATATTTGTTTTTTTTCATTATAGCCCCCTTTATTATCAAATCTTTCAAATTTATAAACTTTTTCTATCTTTACCTCTTTTGGAGGTTGAATAACCTTAAAAGACCCAATAAGAGTTTTATTGACCACCAACGAATATTCTTCACCAATATTTCTAATTATTTTTTTATAATCTCTAATAAATTCAACAGTTCTTATTATTTTCATCTGACTAGCCCCCTTTGTAACATTTCAATTTGTATTTTAAGCATCTGGTTTTCTTTAAAAGTCATACCGATAAAAAATGCCCCGATAATCAGTAATACTAAAATGCCGATAACCACATGGACATATTTATATTGCTCTGGTTCTTCAATCCGCATAGTTGGCAATTGGATAGGTTCTTTATCTTCTAACGGCTGTATTCCTGGTACAAAAGTTTTGGTAACTGAATCATATTTTGGCGGTAAATCATATGATTGATTGCTTTCAGACATTTGTTTCTCCTATAAACTTGGTAAAATATAAATAATAATCCAACTGGTAGCGATAACAAAAATCAGAATTAACAACCACCAGATGGCTTTTTCAAAGTTAGACATATCGTTCATATTAATTGCTTCCTTGATAATCAAAATGCTGTTGGTGCTGTTCAATCATCTTGGCCTTCTTCCTTTCATCTGCCAGCTTGCCCTTGTGGTATTCGCATAACTTTGGCCTTATCCCCCTTACCTGCTCGTCGCAACCCTCAAAAGTACACTTAAACCAACTTGAGTTGTGGTGGGCTTTGTTATGATGTGGTATGTGGCGTAAGCTCATATAAAAACTAAATAATACTGAAAGCATCATCACAATGTCCATCATCACAGTCTTTATAAATAGTAACTTTATCTCCAATAAAATAACCAATATAACTATTGTTAGTATGTCCAGACACTACAGAAATAAAACCTAAAATAGAAAAAATACCTTTTTCATTAGGACAATTACCAACTAAATATCCTTCATTTTTACCAGACTTCATATCAAAACCATCAACTTCAATAGACATTAACAATTTACTCCCGCATTTTGGACAATATCTTTTAATTTTTTTTGCTTTTAATAAAATACTATTTTTCATATTGATAACCTCTTTCCACAGCTCCACATTTTAAAAGTGAAATCGCTATTTTTGTAAATGTTGTATGCAATCCTAATATTTATTGCCGGATCGAATAAAAAGTTAGTATTAGTAACTCCTTGCCAAAAATTATTTATCTGAAAAACACCGTAGTCTTTACTCAACACCACCCCGTTTTCATCCTTGTTATAATTTACAGCCTTCGGATTTAATGTTCTGTTTTCGCACTCCAATAACTTCATGGTTTTATCAAAATGCTCCTCGCCAAACACCGCATATATCTCTTTTTCAATATCGTTTTTCGGTTCAAACTTCGGAGTTTGTGCTTTAACCTCCCGCACCATCGGATTAATAACCTCAACTTTTTTAATAGTTAAAACCTGGTTAAACTTAACCGATACTTGCAACGGCCACTGCCACAGCATTTGGTGAGTTAAAAACCAAGTGGATACTGTGATTACTAGCACTAACAGTAGAAATGCTGTTAAAACGACTCTGGTTGCGAAATTTAATAGCTTTTTAATGCGTGTGTTCATATTTTTATTCCTACCTGTCGCCTATCAAAGTTTGGTTAATGATAACTTCCAATCGCACCGAGATAGGCTACAGCCAGGAATAACTGGCTGTGCTACTCATTTATCCTCGACTTCAGGTCGGGACTCTGCCTTGCCGTAGTTTTTATCAAATAATTTATTTAATCTATCTAATTCTTTTAGCTGTTTATCATCTAACATTCCCCATGCTTTTTGTACTTCCATAGAGTGTATTTTTGACCTCAATCGGTACATATCCTTGTTTTCTTCAAATTCCCTTTTTGCCGCCCGTGATTGCTGTTGGCCTTTGGTTGGTATAAATTGCATCATTTAGCCCCCCTTGATACTACTTTGACCATTTCTTCAGCACTGGCACGTTGTTTTGATACTGAAAATCCGGCATTTGCCAAAGCCCTACCGATGGCACTTGTTTCGCAGTTTTCCAATGGCGAAGTTTTATTTACTAAACTTGTTCCGGCTGTTTCATCAGCCCATCCGGTAGCAATCGGCAAGTTTTCTTTTAAATCTTCGCCGGATTTGTAAACTGCCGCTTTCATTAAAAAATAATCCTGTTCACTATTTTCCTTTTTGGTGATTATCCGGCCATCCGGATATTTTTTGTAAAACCTAACTATTCTGTCGGCAACTGTTTCGTAATCTTTTATATCAAAGTAAGCCATTAG